TGTACCAAAGTTGTTTATGGGAAAATCAGTAGAGTGTATAAGAGATTATCATACTCTACAAGGATTAATATTGTTAGATGAAGAAACTATAAAAGCTCTTAATGAATTTACAGAAGATAATGAAACTAAAGTTGATAAGTCAGAGGACGTGCCCGATAACAATTCCGGGAAATCAGACTCACCAGAGCAACCAGAGGAATTGCCTATAGAAGATGTACCTCTATTAAATTTTTAACAAGGTAAAAAATGGAAAAGTTTAAATTATTTACATTATTATGCTTTTCTATATTAGTATTCTTTTTCAATCCAGCACAAGCTATTGAAAGAGAAATTATTGAAAGGGTGAAAAAATCGGTAGTATTGCTATCGGTAAACAAATTAGAAAATCCAGCATTCAATTCGCCCAATGCATTGTGTTCTGGAATGACTATCAATGATAAAGGTAATATACTAACCAATTTTCATTGTGTGTACAAACAGAAAACAATAAATTTATATTATTGGGATGAGGATGATTGGACTGAATATCAAGTAAAAGTTATTGGAGAAGATCCATTAGCTGATCTTGCTGTACTTGAAGTAATTGGATTAAATAAAAAAGTTCCATACTTAGAGTTTATAGATTCAAAAGAGATATATACAGGACTAGAAATATATGCTTTTGGACATCCTATGGGGATGGCATGGAGTCTATCAAAAGGTATTATTTCTAATAATGATAGATATGCAAGACATCCCTTTATCAAATCTATCCAAGTAGATGCCGCAATAAATAAAGGAAACTCAGGCGGTCCGTTGATTAATGACAAAGGTGAAATCGTAGGGGTTGCTACATTGATGGTTTCAAGAACAAACTCAAATGCAGGAGTCGGTCTAGGAGTCAGAGCCGATGTTGCAAAAAAATCACTCACCGAAATGTTAAGGACGGGAAAGGTAGATCGCCCAGCATTAGGTGTTATGGTTGTTTCTTTAAATGGTAAAGAGAGTCAAAGAAAAGAACTTTTGAAGAGGAATCCTGATATAAATATCACAATTCCGAATACTTTCGGATTAATGATAAGCAATGAAAATAAACCAACTAATCCGATACCGAAAGGGTTAAAGGCGTGGGATACTATTGTAGGAATTAATGATATTCCTATTAATACTGATATTGAATTCGCAGATGAACTAATTAAATATAAAATTGGTGAAAAAATTAATGTCAACATTATTAGGGATAAACGTTTTATGAAGATTGGTAACATTACATTAAAAGTGTTTCCTGTTCCAACAGATAAAATGTATAAAGCGGATTTAACTTTCCCAAATAGAGAAACTAACTAGGAGAAAGGCGTTGGAGATATGCCAGTAGAAATACTCTGGGAAGATGGAAATGCAACAATAACAATACAATGTGATGGATGTGATAAAGAATATGAAATTTTTACAAATGATACAGAAGGTTTAGAAGTGTGTTCTTTTTGTGGCCACTACCTTGAAGTGGATAGTGAAACAGGAGAAACTAATGAAGAAGAAGAAAATAGCTGGTATTGACTATTCTCTGACTTCTCCTGCAATTTGTGTATATAAGGAAGAAGATGGTGGATATTTTGACTTTGATAGGTGTGTGTTTCATTATCTATCTAATAATGAAAAACAACAACAACTTGCCGCCGGGACTGGGTTAAAAAACTTAAGAGCTGAACCCTATCCCGAATGGAGCTCAGAAGAAGAAAGACATGAAAAACTCGCAACTTGGGCATATAACATTGTTCAAGGTTGCGAGGAAGTGTATCTTGAAGGATATGCATTTGCTACTTCAGCTCAAGCTGGAGTACGTTCAATAGCAGAAAATACAGGATTATTAAAACACAAAATGTGGAAAAATAAGATATCATTTAAGACCTATCCCCCCACAGTCATCAAGAAGTTTGCTACGGATAAAGGTAATGCAAACAAAGAGATGATGTATTCAGCTTTTGTCGATGAACTGTTGACACCTACAGACCTCAAAGAACGATTAACTCCCAAAGCAACAAAAATAATAAGCCCGATTAGTGATATTGTAGATTCTTATTTCATTGCAAAATGTGGTGAGGAAGGTTTACTGTGACTGATAAAGAACGAAAAAGAATTGCCAATCGGAAGTATTATGAAAAGAATAAAGATAGACTTGCTGAGAAGTGGAAGAATGATAACAAACGAAAAGAGTATTTAAAAGAATACTATGTAAGAAATAAAGATGCTATTCTAAAACGAGCAAAAGATTGGAATGAACGTAACAAAGAAGCAAGGAAACTTATCACAGAAAGACAAAAGAGAGATAAATTAAAAACTCTTTGGGAAGTGGAAAAACAAAATAAATAGTCATGAATGTAAAGAAGTTTAAGGAACTTATTGAAACAACAGAATTTGTTGGAACAACAGATGATTATCTTATCCACAAATTTACAGATGGTGGAAACTATTTAATTATAGATACCTATGGAGACTTTCTAATCTTAGAGAGAGATAAAATAGAAAGTGTATTTTCAACTATTTGGGATGACCTTTACGGGCCAATAACGGAGGAAGTACCACACATACTAAATTAAAGGAGGATACGTGGGGTGGATGCATGAATACACATGGGAAACATTGTTTCATTTTATTTGTGGAGAATGTAAGAACTGGTGGAGTTACGCAGGAATTATAGAGAAAAGAACAGATGGAAGATCTCAATCAATGACTTGTCCACATTGTGGATATAAAACTGACATTAAAATGAAAGAGGGGTTTAAACATAATGGCAAAGAAAGCGAGGGGGTGGAGTAGTTTTGAATTCAGGAAGAAGAGCTACAAGAAAAGAACAAGTATAGGATTATCGAAATTTTCCAGACCAAAAAACAAACACAAGAAAAAAGGTTGGAAGAAATATCGTGGCCAGGGGAAGTAGAAGAAAAAGACAACAGTTTGAAAAGATTACAGAAATTATGATAGATGGTAAAGTTGTTCAATTGTGTACTACTCTTACTTACACAACACCAGACGGGTACAAGGGATGTATAGTTCAAATAAGAAACAAACCGGAAGAAAAACGCTCATCGCGGGAACGTTGATGTTTTTGGTTGGTTGTGCTGTACCTCCCGAAGATTGGACTAAAGTTAAACCCCCACCAGTAACACCATCATTAATACAGGCGGGATTTTTCGAGATTGATAATTCATTATATTCTCAACATTGTGATCCTAAAGGGAATCAAATTTGGATGAAATGGGATGAAAACAAAGAATTGTGGAAAAAGGTAAAATATAATACTTTAGGATGTAACGATGGCGAAAGTGCAACAGGACCAGACTCCACCTGAAGAGGGTGATGTAGTTGAAAAACCAAGAAAGGGTGCTACGGGTCGTGGACTTAAGAGAGTAAGAGAACCTAATAAACCAAGTAAGTTTGCTGTAGTTTTACATAATGATGATTATACACCTATGGAATTTGTGGTGTTTGTCCTACAAGAAATTTTCCATCATCCATTTGAACGTGCAGAAAGAATTATGTTAAGTGTACACAATGATGGTATGGGAGTTGCGGGAATATATCACTTTGAAATTGCAGAACAAAAAGCGTATGATACTGCTGAAGAAGCACAACAAAATCAATATCCATTAAAAGTCACCATTGAGGAGATAGCATGAGTTGGATTAAAAAAGTACTTAACATATTTAAGTCTGAAGAAAAAGATTATGTCTTAGAAGAAAAAACTGTGGAAAGGAAGCCCAAAGAAATTAAAGTTGGAAAGAAAAAGAAAACCACAAAAAAGAAGACCACTAAACCCAAAGCCAAGAAAAAGGGAATGAATTTTACATAGTGGATTCAGAAAGGTAGAATGCCAAACGTAGTTCACAAACACATGATCATTAGAGCAGAAGTGAACGAACCATTAATTACCCCACCCGAAACTAAAAAATGGCTACGCGATTTGGTGAAAAAAATTGACATGAATATCTTAGGAGGTCCATATTCATCGTATGTGTCCAAAGAAGGTAATCGTGGAGTAACTGGTATTGTAATGATTGAAACATCTCATATATCAATACACATTTGGGATGAAGAAAGACCTGCACTAGTACAATGTGATGTTTATTCTTGTGCAAATTTTTCTCACATTGATGTTATGAGACACTTTGAACAAATGAAGCCTGAAAAAATAGACTATCTATTACTTGATAGAGAACCTTATATGAAATGGAGCGGATCGTGGCCGTGGTGATATGAGTGATAAAGTATA